CTCACTGAAGTGGGATCATCAAATTGATCATTTTCCTCTTCGGCACCTAGATGATAAGCTGGGTCATCTGGAAAATCTTGAACTAAGATATCCCACCATTCATCATACGACCTGTTGACCTCAGGGCATAAATACTCCAACTGTCCATACTCCAAGGCCAATTGGATTTTCTTCCTGTGTTCTTCAAACACAAAGATGTCATGACGCGCTAGCTCTCGCAGCGCCACTAACAAATTGCCTCGCACTATAGTAAAATCGTCGGTTACTGACATCTTAAAGCAGTGAATCATCTTCCCAATGGAGTCTAGAGACAAAGGAGCCACGTGTTCGCCAACACGCGACTCATAACGAAAACCACGTTTACAAAGCGTGGCATGATCTCCATCAATGAAAGGTGTTTCCACTTCAGCCTTTGAACCGAAAGTGTAAGTCAAATTGTGTCTGTCAAAGTAGTGGCGCAAATATTCCATATTGAACCAATGCAGTCTAGAAGACGCAAGGGAGTCATCTCCAACTGTGCCAAGGTGAACCATGTCTCTGAAAGGTGCTATAAAAGTACCAGAACCTCTCAATCTATCGAAATAAGCACACCTATGCAATAAGCAATTGGCTATGCCATTTATAGCAATAGTAAGGTAATTCCCTGAAGGATTCCAACTGTCGACGACAAACACAGTTCCATTATACAACCAGGGATTCTGCGCTATGTCACAAACGTACGTGTACACAGCCTTGATATCCTCAGTTGAATAACCTGAGTAAGAAGCCAAGGCAGCGAAAACCTTGCCGACTGAGCGAATCAACTGCCCAGAAAGTTTGATATCATATTTCTTAAAATCACCTTCCAACACTTGATCAGGCTTGAATGCTATAAGGCGCTGATATACCTGCTCCCAATCCGAAGTTGTTACATTCGTACCTTGCAATAACTCAGATTCCAAAGGAATATCATACAATGCTGCTAGTAGAGGAGCAAACAACATCTTACCGACCAAAAAATGGACAAATGGAAAGACTGCAAAGACACGCACCTTACTCTTGCCTTCATTGAACTGTGGCAATTTTGTAGGTTCGTCCTTCAAAGCTGTCTTGACCAAAGGGCTCGAGCTCACCACGACGCAACTG